GCACTAAACCACATACTAGAACCAAGTAGCTTTTTGAGGCTTACGTGTATACGTACCTTGTACAGTAACAGTATCACCTTGTGAAATCACGTTTCTAGCTCTTTTAACATTAGCTTTACTTCGTGGATCATAATGTAGATTCTGACTTGGTACTGAAGCCTTTTTTGTTTTTTTATAGTTTATAGCCATATTTTATCTCCTATTTTTTTGCTTATCAGTGTATAACTTAACATCTGCTGCTAGTAAAGCTTTATCCATACTAGTCTCATCTCTCATTTCTGCAAGATCTTCATTTTGATCTAGTTTTTCATCATGAATCTCTTTACCTTGCACCAATTTCGCTCTATCTAAATCAGCTCTTGATTCATCATAACGCTTTTTACGCTCATTTTCCATTGCTCTAAGATCTACTTCTCTTGCTTTTAATTTTAGTAATGGATCATGGTCAAATTGAGAAGTAATTTTTTTCTCTTCGTTCATAAACTCTTCAGTCATTTCAGCAATCAACACAGCTTTTCTTGCTTCAAGTCGTTGATTTAACTCTTGAAGTTGTTGTGCGGCTTGTGGATTAACTGCAGCCTGCTGTTGAAGCATCATCATTTGTTGCATTTGCTCTCTGAATTCTAATTGAATTTGTTCTTGAGCCATTAAACTAATGTGCTCTAAAATATTTTTCTGTAACGCAGCCATAACCATAGGATTATTTCTAACCATATTAGTTGCCATAAAATTTAAGTGCGAAGTTATGTGAGCTCTATGATCTTGACCAGGGAAAGCTTGGAAAGGTTTTCCACCTAATGCATCAATGTTTTCCATAGAAGGATCTTTAGGTGCATTTGGCGCAGGTGGTGGTAACACTGCATCAATATTTTTTACACCAATTGCTTCATACATAGTTCTATAAATTTGATACATGTTATGAAGTTGTGGATTGCTGGTTGCTATTTGTAATTGTGTTTGTGCTATTGTAATTCTTTGAGACATTGAGAAAATATTTGGATCCGCTACCGGTACAACATCTACTCTGTCATCAAAATCAGTTTGTTTAATATTTCTAGCTCCACCTACAACATCGTATGGGTATTCTGGTGGTAAATATTGTGCAACAACTTTTGATAATAATTTAAACTCATCTTTCATAGCTGCAAAACATCTTTTGTGGATTGCAGACATAACTCTTGAGCCTCTTTCAAGTAAAGCAATTGTAGTTCCAACAGCCGCTTGTTGATTTCCATCGCCAACTTGCATATCAGCAATAGCCGCGAATCTTTGACCAGCTTGAACAACAATACCTAAAAGATTTAATAATGTTTGTGATGGTTCTTTATAAGGTAGAGGGAAGAAAGCATCTCTTAAACTACCTCCTGGTGCATCTACATCTTTAAATTCACCTGGTTGTATTGGTGATGCTTCATCTCTAACTCTAACACCCCTTTGTTTAAAACCTGCAGGGAGATTAGATAAAGTTCCAGCGTCTAATAATTGACGGAGAGCCGACGTTGCCGTACGACTCAATCCGCCAATCATATGAATGAGTCCAAAGCCGTAAAATCCTAGTCCTGGCAGAAATTTGAAGTGGACGAAATATTGGATCTTACGTTTCTTTAGATCATTGGGCGCAAAGTTCCTTCTAATAGAAAGAACTGATCGGTTGCCTTCTTCTACAGTTACTATGTAGGGCAATTTTATTCCAGTCGGTTGTCCATCTGTTCCGACTTCTTCGAAACCTTCTAAGTCTAAATTAACATGACATTCTAAAACATTATAAATTGATTCTTGTCTGCCAGTCTTCTTAGTACCTTCTAATTCTCTTTCCTTTTTCTTTAATTCATCATTAGTAGGGTCCATTCCTGGAGGGCCTAATTCTATATCTCTGTAGAAACCACCTACTTGTTGCTTTCTTAATTCGTTTTCTGAAATTTTTACAGTGTGTATAACTGATTCTGCTTCTTCTAAACTTGTTGCAGTGTATGGCACGACTAAATCGTCTGCTGGTACAAATTTTGATACAGCTCTTCCTAAATTTTGATCATAATAAATTTTTTTAAATGTAGATCCAGCTAGTGGTAAATGAAATAACATAGAATCAAACTCTGCTTCGTACTCTTCCATTTGATCCATAATTAAATAGTTCATGTAATCTTTAACACGAGTTGCTTGTTGTTCTGTTTGCGGATTTTTAACACCAATAATTTGAGTTCTTACTGGACCATCTGCTGGTAATAATTCTTTGTATGCTTGTGCTTGGAATTGTGTAACCGCTTCTGCTAAAACTGGGTGAGTTGCACCACTAGCTCCTTGGAAAGGTTCTGTTCTATTTTCATATTTAAATCCTAAAAGATCTAAGCCTGTTGTATAAGAACGTTCCCATTCTTTTCTAGAAGATTTATAGTCCATATAATTTTGGACCATTTCATTTCCAATAGGTTCTAATACATCGTCTGGTAAAATGTCTGCTAAGTTATCAAAGTGTGATTCTGTTCCCGGTATATTTATAGCTCCCGGTTCAAAGTCGATTGTCGCTCCACCATCTTCTTCAGGTACAACTTCAATTGGACCTTTTTCTACAATTTCTTCCTGAACATCAACTTGGGCTGCCTCTTCTGGAGGAAGATCAATTTGCTTACGTGTGTTCGGGAGTCCTTTATCTATATCTGCCATTTATACTCCTAGTCATTCATATCACCGATCATTATCGAACGCAACCCCTGTCTTTCAGGTGGAATTGCATTGGGTCTTCTGATTCCAGCTATGCCACCTCCCATATGACTTGCTCTACCACCTTTTGAAAAAAACACACCTGGTTGTTGAAATTGTAAATTTTGTAAGTCTAATTTACTTACAGGATCGCTTTGAACATACCCTCTACCCAAATTAAATCTTTCTAAATCTCTAGCACTTAAATTTTGTAAAGTATCACTTAATATTTTTCTTTGAGATGCTCGTGGTTCATATTGAGGAAATCCAATTTTAGATGCAAATGGTATTACTCGACCTTGTAATAAATTTTTTGCACCTTGAGTAAGGGAATCCAAAACTTTATAAAACCCTTCACCCATCGTGCCTGCTGTAGTATCAACTTGAAGTTTTTGAGTAGGGGCAGCTTTAATTTTTTCTCTTTTTAATTTTTCTGTTGCAGCTTTTGTTATATCTTTAAAAGGTTTATAAAAATCTTCTTGAGTTATAACATCTCTTGCTTTTGAAAGTTGTAATGGAGAAGCTACACCTCCAGCTTTACTAATAGATACTTGATCAATAACTTTTTGACTTAGATTGCCTAAATTTTCATTTTGTTCTTTCATATATCTATCTAAATTTTTTTGAGCGTCATCTGCTTTTTTATAATAACCTAATTCTTTTAAGTCCTCTATTTCTTCTTTTGCTTTTACAAAATATTTATCAAATTTTTGCCCTGCAACATTTAACTTATAAATATTATCAAAAGTTCTTGCATCTATGCCCATTGACTCAGCAGTTTTTTTTAATCCTTTCATATATTCGTTATTACTTTTATACGCCCCAAATGATGCATTTTTTAAAGCTAGTTCTTGTGCTTCTTTTTCAGGCATTCCTTTTGAAAGCATATTTTGTTTATCTATATAATAAAATATTGCATCTGGAATACCAAACCATTTACCAGCAATTCTAATTCCTTTACCTGTTCCTCTAGCAATGTCCTTTGCTAATTTTGTAGACATAAAACCTGCTTCTCCTGCTCTAGGATTAATACTTGTTAACATATTATCTTTAAACCCCATAATTCTAAGAGTGTTAGATATGTGTGGAAATGTTTTTGTTTTAGAATCAAAGAAAACAGGATCACCACCACCTATTCTTCCAACATCTGTAATTTTAACTTTTACACCTACAGATTTTAAATAATCGTCAACAACTTTTAATTTTTCTGTATCACCATGAAACTTACCACCTTTTTTAAAATATCTTTCAACCTGTCCTTCAATAAAGGCAGAATTAAAAAGACCAGGTGCAATATTTATATTTGTTGCATACTTACCCATTTGTGTACCAACTTTATTAATATCAAAAAAAGACATTATCTTACCTTGTTTTGCTTTAGTTCTATAATACTCATCAGTAATTAAATTACCTTTTGAATCAACTTCTCTTCTAAAAAGTTCACCAGCTTTAACTTTTTTACCACTAGGTAATGTTCTATCAGTTCCAGCTATTTGAATTTCCATCATTTCTTTTAATTTCGCAAACTGTGGAGTGTTAA